TCTTTAATTCTTGTAGTTTATGGTCAGGAGCAGATACAGCCTTAAAGAGGCTAACGAGTTTCTTTCCTTTCTTGTTACATACCCAGCAATGCCAGTGGTGTATGCCTTCCTCGTTTTCTTTAAAGTTAATCTCTAATTTTGGCTTGTAGTGATTGCAGAAAGGACAATTATAGGAGAAGTTATCTCCCGATGTCGGCTTACCTGCCCCGATTACACTATTTACTAGACTTACTAGTAGATGATTGACCATTAATTAAATATAACACTTTAATCGGGTAAGTGCAAGTCTTTTCGAAAAATTCTGGACATAATGTTGTCGTTGTATGAGTTTGTTTCAAGTACGTCATATTTACATTGATAAGCGATTTCATAATAAGTTAATTGCTTTTTAGAGAAACACAACTTTAAAATCTCTCTTTTAAATTTATCTTCACCGATCTCTTTAACTTCGGCGAGTAGAGGTTTACATGAACCCCAATAGTCTCTCCAATTAGATTCCTTACTAACTTTCTTTTTAGTAGGTTTTCTTCCCGGTCCGGACTGTTCAGAAATTTCTTTTTTTGTTAATTTCTTAGTTAAAGTGTTAGTAAATATTTTTCTACCAATATAAAACTTACCAGTCTCGATGTTTGTTATTAAATAAACAAATCCAACTGCTCTGTCTTCAAATTGATATTCCTGTGTAACTTCTTTGTTTTCGTAAAACCAATTAGGCATAAATTTTATCTATCGATATTAATTAAGATTGTTGTGTCTGTTACATTACTACTCAGTAAAGGTTTTGCTAACTTACCAACTGCAATTAGATCTTGATTTTCATTATATAATCCTACTGTTGTAACGTACGGGCTAAATAAAGATCCAGTTGCAAAATCGTAAATATTTCCGGTTGATCCTGAAATTAAGGATGGATTTAACGTAAGGTTATATTCAGAGGAATTAAAAGTGCATTTATATTGAGTTTCAAATATTGTAAATGAGCTACTAAAGGAGCAGGTTACACTTGGGGATGTTATTATATTTTCAATAAATGGATTACTAGCTGCACCGTATAGACTTGTTCCATATACTGCACTACCGTAATACGGACCTCCTGCTTGGTTATCTTTAGTTAGGATCACTAATCCATGTTGATATATTATATTACCGCACCATTCACCATCTAAAGAAAAATAAAGATTACCATCACCATCATCTGTAATACTTCCTGATTGAGCGGAAATAATAAAGGAGCCTGGTTGAATTATATCTCCGTAGAGTTTAGTAGGTATTGAAATTACTCCGATAATTGCATTAGAAGCAGTCGGAAAATACCTTTCATAAGCTAGAGTTGTTTCTAAATAATTCTCGAATCTACCTGCAGAGCTTGTTGGTCCTACTAATACATCTCCAGTTGAGTCGAGTCCTGGGATTATAAATGGAACCGATACTGGTGAACCATAACTTGAACTTAAATAGTTAGAATAGTAAAGCTCTCTTACAGAATCGTAAATAAGTCTCTTATATTCAGTATTAACCTGTCCAGTTGTACTTTCATTTAGACTAAATAGTCCTTCTATATTTTCTCCTAAGAATCTATCAATCCCAACAGTAGATCCGGTTAGCTCAGCCGCTCCGGTAAACCGGAACGCTTTATTCACTTCAAATGGAGTGACTATAATGTCGGATGCTAACAGTTGTTTGAACGCAGTCATTCATTTTAAAAGTCAAGCTTAACTCTCAATAAAGCTTCTTTTGTGAAGTCTTTTGTTAGTGGTTTTGATAACTTAGCTACAGCAAGTAAGTCGTTGGTATCATTATAGAATCCAACAGTAGTCATATAGGTCTGTGGAGAATTGATGAATGTGCTATAGATAACATCTCCTGTTGATCCTGAAATAAAGGATGGGTTTTCTGAGTAGTTAAATTCACTGTTTCTAGCTCTAACAAATACGTAATCAGATGTTACTGTTTCTTCGCTATTAACCTGGAATGAACCGGCACCTGAAATAGCTGTAAATAATCTTCCGATATTAAAGCCGTCTGAATCAGATGATCTTGAAGGGGTGAGGTTTATTGATTGTGATATAGCGAGTGGGTTAAGTATGATTGTTGCAATATCAGGTAAGAATAATCCATAAGATCCAGAGCTTAAAGAGTAACCGTTGACGTTAAGGCTGGTATTAGCAACTCCGTTTGAACCGGAAATAATCTGGTAAACTCTACCGCAATCTAAATAAGTATCTGTTGATACCATTCCAGAGTTATCGGTTAATTTTAATGTCTGTATTCCAGATCCTGATAGTGTGAAATTAAAAGTACCTTTAAGTAGATGTTCTTTATATCTTGCTCTATCAACAGAAATTACCCAGAAATCAGAAGCTGTTACTGCTCCAAAAATAAATTGAGCATTTTCGTCTCCATAAACTAAATTACGGTACTGACCGTAGACAGTTCTTGTTGGCGATACACCGGGTACTGAATCGTTGAAGTTAGCGCTTCCAGACCCTGCTTTATTGCCATAGGCAATTGCAAATTGTACTGCAGAACCGGAAACGGTAGATCCTGTTTGATATACGTTCTTGTAGTAACTATCATTTGTAGAAGTTACTGATGAAGTGAAGAATGTACTTAGTACTGGTGTATTGGTAGACCAAGCAGTTGCTGTTACCGAGTCAATGCTTACGAGGAAATCTTCGGGATCTAATCTTTTAAATGACATGTGTTATAGTTTAGCTTGTTTTAGTGACAATTACTGGGATTTGAAGTCTTGCACCTGAATCTCTGCCGATCACTTGTAATGTTGCAGATAATGATGTATTTCCTCCAAACAAAGTGTTGATTGTAGTTGCACTTATATTCAATGTAGTTCCAATTACTGTCTTAGATACTGAGGTACCAATTGTGGTAGTCTGATTTGCTGCTTGAACATTGGGGGTATTAATCCCTACTCCATTATAGTTATTAAATAATCTGACATCGGAAATTGTGAATGTATATCCAGAAGACTCATAAAGCGCTGTTTGAGATAGGTAATTTAGAGTCTGAGGAGTGATTGCTAAGCTTGCACCTTGTTTGATAGTAATTGATGAATATCCGATATCTAATACTGGCATTCTAGCAGTACCTCTTGGAAGAGTTACTAGCTTATACTTCATAATTTGATTCTCATCAGGAAATGCTTCTAATAGAGGCATATTTTCGATAGCTTCGCCGAAGAAGGCGGAACCTGATGGCTGTGTTGGATTGTACAGAGTGTAATCAATCTCATCGTCTGACAATGCAAATTGTGTAATTCTAAAAGAACCGTCACCGCGGGCAAGTAATTCTCTTCCTTTTGCGGTTAAAATAGCATCAACTGTGACTGCTGTGTTGTTTAAATATCCCATGGTTTATTATAAATATGTATCTAGATTAAGTTTTTAGTTTATTGGAAAGCCAGCTGCCGCTGCGAATTTTATAACTTCTTTTAAGTATTGTGGATTATATCCTTTAGGTATTAAATACCCTGGGCTGTCCACAAAAATTCCTGAGCTGGTTGCACTAGTCTTTATAAGAATGTTAGTTTCATCTGGTATAAAAGTTCCTGGTACTAAGAAGTTGGGGTATTCAACTGCGCCGCCGTTGATTACACTCAGGGTAGACGATCCTAGGTTTGTACCTAGAACTGGTAGAGGAGATATTAGAGTTACTGAACTTCCTGAAGGGAATAGGCTTTGAATTAGTCCTATATTTTCATTTGAACTATCTAAGCTAATAGAGTCCCCTGCAAGTCCAATTAGTGCAACTCCTTTTACGTTACCTCCTGAATATATAGTTCCGTCACTGCTTCCTGACTGGGTTAAAATAATTTTAGAGAAATATAAAAAGTATGTTTTATAACTATCAATTACTGCAGTCTTACCGTAGGATATATCTCCTGGAGTGTAAGTGTTATAAGTAGCACTTGTTAGTTTAGTTCCGGAATATCTTCCTTTTACCCATGCGCTTCCTGAGGAGTAGTTTGAATCTTGAACCTGTGCGTATAGTGCAGATTGGCTAATGATACTTGTGAAGTTAATTGGTGTTAGTAGGTTTGAATTGTAGTCAACATCGTAGTATTTATCTGATACTCTGTTTGAATACACGTTATTTAATAGATTATTATAGTCGGCAAAGTTGTTTATATTACCGGGGAAGTTCTGCTGTGTATAGACTGTCGGATCTAGATAGTAGGTTGATTGTGCATATAGGTTATCTACTGTTGCTGTCCAGGATGTACCGGTATCGATTCGAGCAGTTGAAGGACTTGTATTGTCGTTTTCGTAATATTTAAAATCTACTTTATAGGTTGACCCTGCTTTAATTGCGAGGTTCGGTATTGATAAGGTAATACTTAAGTCATCGTCGTTACCGTTATCGTCGAATCCGGTTGCAAGTACTTTACCGTCTTCTTTTAGGAAAATCTCTAGTTGTGAATCTTCAGTTCCAGTTGTGTTTAAGAAAGCTCCTGTTATAAAGATATTAATATCAGATTGAACAGAGTAGAGTGGGGTATATTCGTAAGTAGAGTTATTGTAAAAATTAATCTCTTTAATCTCTAGGTCTAGCGGTAGAGAGCCTGACATAGGGTTATTAAGACTTGCAGAGATTCCAGAGTAGTTGGTTGATCTTCCTACATTTAGATTCTGAAGGTCGGGGATACTTATTCTATAAGCAGATCCTAGTAATGGATTATCTTGTAAACTACCTTGAATTACATCAATTGATGAACCGGAATATTCTCCGTTAAAAAATTCATACTGTGAAGATTCTATTTCAGTTACTAATCCGGCCTTAGTCAAGATAGATGAAGTCCATGATTGTGATATGTTGGTTAATACATTAACTGATCCACCAGCACCGCCTGTGAAAACCTCTATAGACCCTGTTTGATAATCTCTTACTAGGGATGTAACTGAAGCGGTGTATTCAGGCTGTGTATAACTTACTTGAGCAGGTCGTTGTCTGTTTCTTTCTAATAAATGCTGTTTAACGATTGCACCTGTTGCTACGGAAGCTCTAGCAGGGATAAAGTCCTTAATCATTTTGAATAAGGAATTATCAAAGTATTTAATTAATCGGAAGTAATCTTGTAGATCGTATGAGCTACCGTACTTTTTAAAATAATCGAAGCTTAATGTGTTTAATTGCGGGTAAGTATAGGAAGATTCTGATACAAATCTAGGGTCACCGATATACTCTCCGATGTTGATATAGCCTATCTGCGAATTGATATCTTCGTTAATTTCGTTAGCTGGTGAAAAACCAACTTCCATATAGTTAACATCGTTAGTATAGCTTTGAGAGGCGGGGTAATTCTGCTGGAGAGAAGCTAGTCTTGAAAGTACTTTTCCGTATATTGTTGATTCTCCTAATTTTATTTTATTAGTTACTGTATTCTTAATACCGCCTAATACTTGATCATAAAATATAACTTCATTATTTGGAATAAATGTAGGGGTATTTTTATAGTAGAAATTACTTGTTGAAGAGAAAGAAGAAGTTGTTACTTGTATTCCGGAAACTTTTGGATGTACTGATACTGAACCTGTGTATAGCTCTCCTCCAAGAGTGGCTCTAAATGCTAATTCACTAGGGGTGGTAGTTGTTGTATTTCCTCTAATTGAAGAAGCGTTCATTACATAGTCATTAAATGAACTTTCACTTAATGCTGTAGTGTAATACCTTACCTCCTGTAATGATCCTGAGAATACTTTAGCGCTGTAGGATGATGTTGCAAAATAAGATTTAATTGCGTTATTCCAAGAATCTTCTGTAAATGGATCGACAGATGCTGAAGCTTGAAAACTTAGTATATTCCCGTCTTGACCCTCGTAGATACTGTTCTTTGCATATAAAGTATAAGCTGTACCTACTTTATTAATTAATACTGACCACCAACCCTCATTAAAAAATGGTAGGTAAACACTTGCAGAAGCGTTAGGAGATAGGGGATCTGGTATTAATTCTAATCTACCATATTGATTATAGGGATTAATTACCGAGCCTGAATAAGAGCCGGAAGAGTAACCGCTTCCTGGGTATCTTAAAATTAGATTAGCGAGTGTATCGGTAGACCAGAGACTTTGAGAATAATATCCTGATGTTGGAATTCCTCTGGTTTGGAATCTGAATTCTACTGCTTGAGGTTTATTATTACTTGCATTCCAGGCTGAATTAAGAGCAAAGGAAGATGAAATATAATTGGTTCCTTTTGTATCGAAAGCATAATTAAATTCGTTTTGCCATTGATCCCACGTGTTTGATTTTTTATCTTTTCCTCCATACTCATAAATTCTTAATATAGTATCAGGTACTCCAAAACAATCTATAAGTAGTTGTAGACCTGCAATAGTACCTTTCTTTTTTAGTAGGTAAGGTAGGTTATGATATAGTCTTTTATAAACTAATTTTTGAGCATCATTGAATGGAGTAGTCTCTGCAGAAGCAGTTACGTAATTTGTTATCCATTCACTTCCGGTTGGAGGTAAAGTCCCTCCAGTAGCGTTAATTCCCAAGTAGGTTGTATATAAATCGTTATTACTTAGGTTGCTTTCATACAAGGTTATTCCGTAGGATCTTAGAGCATCGGCTGCTAAATCAATTGAAATACCTTCCGATAATCTATTGTCACCGTCCTGTCTATTCTCGACTGCTTGAGTGTATAGCCAGATTTGATCGAACATCTGAGCAACCATCTCGTTAAAGAGTTTGAATTGATCGTTATCAGAATCTTCTGTTATATACTGAGGGTATATATTGTAAATATAATTTTGATTCTGTTCGTCATAGAGAGAGGCAGAGGTTAGTTGTGTGTTATACCAGCTTATTACTTGAGCTGATCCGGTGGAGTATAGGGTGTAGGGTTGAGTAGAGGTTGATTTTGGCCAGCTTTGGGACCCAGAGTCAAAGTAGAGAAAATAGTCATACCCGTCGAAGTTAGTAACTAAATCGTTAATTCTAGATTGGTATACTGCTTTACTGCTTGAAGCTTCAATGGAGTTTGGGATTGTACTTAAACTAGTGATTTGAGAGTTATAATTCTCAATCAAACTAGCTTTTTCATAGAAGTTAATTAGTCTCTGTTCTATAGAGCTAAAAAAAACAAAGTTACTAAAATTTGTATAGTCTGTATTGAGTTCTGCTCTTCTTTCTACTAATATACTGTTTAACTGATTAGAGAGATTAATATCAGAGCTACTGTAGATTGAATCTATAGTTTGAAACTCAGTAGAGTTATTAGTCTCCTGCTGTGTTTGAATGTTGAGGTTCGGACCTTTTAAGTATATTTGCTGGGCTGAGGGTAGTTCTTCTTGTGGATATTCTACCCTGTATGCAACCGGCTCTGATTTCTTTTCAACAAAGTTAAAAGTTGATCTCGTACCTAAGTTAGAGGGGAGTGGTTGGTATAATTTAATTAGTATGGCAGTTCCGTCAAAGCCTACATTAGTAGCAAGAAGTAGGGTATCACTATTAAAATCTAAATCAAAACCTTGAAAGGTTTCTGTGCTATTTAGAAAATTAGTTAGTGTAATGGATACTGCTTGTAATGCAGTAGGATCTAAGCTTGAATTAGAAACTCTTAACTCTGTTCTATCTGATGATATCTCAGTAATATTAAAAGTAGGTGAACCTATAATTAAGTTACTTAAAAAATTATAGTTAATTTTATAAATTCCTTGAGTATAATTATTAGATGCTAAATCTTGAGCTGGATCTAAGTTTATTTGTGAAGTAGAGCTTCCAGAGATCTTACCGCTCGTTACAGAGTAGTTAGTTGTTAATCTAGAAATTAAGTTATCGTTTACATCGTATAGGTAAGCTTGAATATAATCTGTTTCTGTATTATATTTACTTGATACACTGATGGTTGATATGTTGCTTTCATCTACAGAGGTTAACTCCTGTCCTTCAGTATTTAATGGTAATATAGGAAGTATTTGTGGAGTAGACATTATTTAGGTATTTGTAAGGTAAGTAAAGATTGTTGTAAATCCAAATTCTCTTGTCTTAATTGTGTAATTTCTTGTTGTAATGCTTCAACTTCCTGGTTAGTCCCTACACCTCCTACATACTCTCCACTTGTCTTAATTAAGTACTCATGTGAGTTTATATCTCCGGATTTAGGGATTATATAAAATAAGTTAGTGTATGCTGCAAAGAATTCGGGTACTGTTATAGTTTCTGCTACAGGTGCTTGACTTACAGGAGAAGTTACTCCGAATTGAGTAAATGAGGTATTAACAGTTCTTGTTAATTCTGCTTTATTATACTTAGTTACTTCTATGTTGATTGTTTCGACCATTATCCGTTTATAACTTTAAAGTAGTAGTTACTATCTAATATTTGAGTTGTTCCTCCGATTAAAGTTTTGATAAGGAGTTTATAATATCTTTCTGGCTCTAATCCATCCATGTATATGTCAAAGTAATTACTATTTGAATCTGCACTAAGTTTTGTATACTGTGTATCAAAATCAATTACAACTTCGTCAGTATCTAAATCTTTTAATGACCAGAAAGATGCAGTCGGTAGGTAGTAGTTAGTTGTGTAAAATGAAGAAGTTGAAAATACTCTAGGTGGGAATTGCGGTCTTGCATTAACTCTAAATCTTTGGATTGATTGAGGTTGGTAAGATCCGGCATTATTCGGTAGGGTGACTACTACATCAGAGGTTGTTACGAATGTCTGAGTTGATGAACCTGTATTAAAGATAAAATCAGACCATCTAAATTCTAACTGCGGTGGGTAGATTGTATTTGTATCTACTGAGAAGTATTTTAATTCTGCTGTCTTAGTGCTGTCAAATTCACTAGAATTTGCTTGTTTAATGATAAATCCATTGTTTGCGATAGAACTACTATACCAGGCTAAGATTGTATTTGTTACGTTAAATGTTAGATCGAAATCACTTCTGTATTGAAGAGAGGCTGTCTGAATATAGGTAGAACTAGTATACCAGTTACCTCCGCCTGTATACCCTACGGCATAAGATGCTGTAGCTCCTGTTGATCCGAAAGTAGTTGCCCAGGTTCCGGAGCCGGAACTTATCCTTGATTTCCAACTTACTCCATTCTGTGTTTCAGGAGAGTCTTGGTATTTACCTGTTCCATTTTGCCAAGAGCCAGATACTGCATAATTATAGAGTGTTACCTGTTCACTTAACCCGGATGCTTTCGCTATATAGGTTTTAAGGTAGGTAGCAAAGGAACCGCTTACTTTGTTCTGTAATACGTCTTGAATTTGACTTTGGTTAAATTGTACCAGGAATCTACTTACAGTAGGGGAGCCATCTAAAGCTACTTGTGTTGATGCTTCAATGATTTCATCTATCCCGGTATTCATTTCGGGATACTCGCTATATAGGGTAGCGTCTTTCTCTGGGAAGAGTTTATAAACAGCCATTTGTTATAAATATGAATTAGAGAGAAACTACTCTCCCTTTAATATCTGTATCTGGATATTTAACTTCAAATATCATAGGATCGATAGAAGGATAGACTACATTGCCTTGTGTTGCGATACTTGTATCGTAAGCAAACTCAGAATATCCTTGACTAACTCCTGTTTTATTTGTAATTATAACAGATTTAACCGTCTGTACTCCAGCTACTTTATCTAAAAGAATATTTAAGTCTCTTAGAATGATTGGTTGGTTGAACTGCCAATTTTCAGTCTTAAAATAAGTTTTAAGCTCTGTTAAGCAATTTACTAATACTTCACTGTTTATATAGTTAGGTCTCACTACTACTTCAAAATCACATCCTATATTAATTATATACCCATCTTTAATAGTTACACTATCTCCTGCTATCCTATATTCAGATAAGTATGTACTTAGGTTTTGTTTAACTGTATCAGATACCTGATTTAGATATCCGCTTGCATTGTATCCTAATACGTAAAGATTTAAAGTTGTTGGTATTTGACCTGGTAGAGTACTGTCTGAGGCTTTAACCGGTTGTACGAAAGCTTTAGCAACTGATCCATAGTTAGAAGGCATTGATAGTGCTCTAACTAGGTAATCGTTAGGAGTTACGTTTCTAAGTTGAGATTGATAAGCGACTAGTGTATTTTGTCTGATCTCTTCTAGAGTATCTCCGCTACCGCCACCACTTGCTGCTTGAGGGTTATTAACTGCGATAGTATTAAAAATATAGTTAGCGGTTGCACTATTCAGATTGTTGTTAATGAAGCTGATATTCGTAGTGCCGGCTAAAGATGTTAGGGTTCCTGCTTCAACGTTTGCTGTAACTCCACCACCGGTTAAGTACCTCACTGTTAAAGTTGTGTTTGATGGGGCGATTCCGTAGGTATCTGTGTATAAGAAGTTTGTAGGATCGAATGCGGTAGTTAGTTTTGATTGTTCATAAGGTAAGCCTAGACCTACATTATTAGGATTTGGAGTGATTAGTTCATCAACATCTCCAGTTGTCCCGGAACCGAATTGAATTTCAAGAGTAGTTTCAGAGGTGAATCTTGTTGTAAATCTTCTCTGTACTTTCTCTAATTGCATTAAGTATGGTGCACCGCTATCGCTTGAGGAGTTAGGATCATTAGTATTTGTATTCTTTAATGGTCTATATACCATTTCCTGTCCTAGGTAAGGTACTTCGTACCAAGTATTACCATCAGAGTCGGTTATATCTAAAATTTGAATTATATCAGCAGTTTCAAGAGTTACTGTTGAGAAAGCAGCAGGAGCGCCAAAAGAGAATGTTCCGGTTTGGATTTGAGCAGAGATCCCCTTCCTAGTTTTTTTCAATAGATAATACTGAGGATTACCAGCGGAAATCTGGTAAACTGTTATTTCAGTAGGATCAAAAGAGCTTGATGTTGAGAAGTCAACTGCGTCTTGAATTATGAAAAAATTGTTTCCGCTTGCTGGCTTTACTTGGGTATTCTCATTGAATAATAATGTATAATCAAAATCCGGTATGTATACTGAGCTAGATAATTTAGCGGGTATTTGTTGGTAAAAATCAATATCTACGGTAGCTGCTTTAGTTACTTTAGGCTTATATCCTAACATATATGCTAGACTATATAAACTTGAAGATTGTTTTGCATACTGTAAGAAGGTTTCTTGTATTTGATTATCTAAATAAAAAGATAAAACATCCCCTACGTAAGCGGACATTTCCATAAACATCACTCCAGGGGATGATGGTGAAAAATCATTGTAGGTGTCTGGGAAGTATGTTTTAGAAAAACTAGTAAGCAGGTCGTTAAGTCCTACGAAGTCTCTATTAAAGTATTTTATATCTCTATTCTTAGCCATTATTTAAGTTTATTTGTAATGTATCGTTTATTCCTGTATTTAAAATACTATATGTTATTGTTATAAAAATTGTATTTTGATCTGGTACGGTTTGAATTTGAGCTACTCCCTGAATATTAGGAAAATACTTTGCTATGACTGAGGATATATAATTTTCAATTTCAGAAACTCCTTCAGTTGAAATTTGCTGAAATATAAATTTTCGTAGACCTGCTCCGAAACCCGGGTTAAAGACTTTCTCTCCTTGTCCAGTTAGTAAAAAATTAATAAGATTAGCTTTAATAGCTTCCTTAGTTGTATATGTTGGCTTAAAAACTGCATTCCCATTAAAAGGTAGGGACACTCCAACTGCTTTACTTACAGCTAAATCAATAGGGTATATTCTTTTAGCTCCAAATGCCATTATTTTTTACTTATAAGTCCCATAATTTGGTCGAGGTTGACTTCTCCTGCTGGTAGTGCAGAACCTTCTCCGGCTGTATTAGCGCTCGCTGGTGGTCTATAGCCAGGTTGAGCTCCGAAACCTAAAGCGTCATTTGAGTTCATTGAAATGTTTCCGTTTCTTGATTCCATCATACCGCCTAGTATCTCTCTATACTTTTCTCTTGCATTAGTAGAGGGTGCAACTGGTACACTGGTTAATGTTTGAATTTGAGGGGCATAACTCTCTTTAACGATTGTCTTAGGTGCACGAACTGCTTCCAATAGAATCTCTTTTAATTCTTCTTGAATAGCTTCTTTTACAGCATCTTTGATGAGTTTTTTAAATAATTTGGTATCCATCTTTTATAAATATTTCTTAATCAGCTTTTAGATTATCTCTATCAATTATCAATTTTAATTCCTCAATTAGCACTTTTGGGTCTTGAGTGAATGAAGGTTCCGTTTGAAGTAAGACGATTCCTTGTTTGTTTTTGGCTTGACCTATTTTACGGTTTAGGGTTGGGCTGAAGTATTTATCTACAATTTCAAAAGTAAATCCTTTGTATATGTCGTTAGTATTTGATGCTTCTGCTGTTTTAATTACTGATACTAGACTGTTAAGGTCTTCGTTAGGTGCTGGAAGTTGCTTTCCGCATTTTTCTAAAACTTTATCAATTACCTGTAGAAGGCCTAATAAAATATTTAACGTACCAGCAGCAGTAGCTATATAGTTAGTTCCAATATCTACTGTTTGTTTTAACTTAACTAATTTAGGATTACCTTCTTTGTCAAAAGTTAATAAGGTTCTAACATCATCTAGATCTGCTAAGAGGGCAGTTACAAACCCAGGCACTACAGGAGCAGCTTTAACACCAATTGCAGCGGTTGTTTTTATTAAGTTTATAGCAGTTACTGTATTGATAGCACCGTTAAATAAACTATTGACAATTGTCAATGACTGATTTATTAAATTGATATACTTAGCTGTCGTCTCTAAATCTCCAAGCAGAGCATCTCTTATGATCGTTACCTTGTCTAGGATAGGTTGTGAAGGACATAAATCAGGTAATTGTGGATTCCCTGTCTCTAATCCTTTAATTCCTAAGTCCCCAGCTAGGTTTATTAGTTGAGTGATTGCTTTCTCTTTGAGGGCTGCTACTTTTGGATTAATACTCTCATTTAGTTTATCTAAGGCAGTAGTTTGAGTAGCTATAGAAACTATAGCACCGGCTGCAATTTTTTGAAGAGCAAGTTTTTGCTGCAGTTTTTTCTTATCCTGCCTTTCTTGTTCTCTTTGTTTTTCTAGTTCTTCCGGTGACATTATGTAGTGTAGTTAGAGTTAGAGAGCATTGCTTTTAAATTTATTGAATTTAACCTTGTTGTCAAAGCATCAGCAACACCCTTCAGAGACGCTACAGGTCCTCCGCTATTTGCAGCGAGTTTACAAGCGTTGAGCAATGTTTTAAGTATATCAACTATTTCTTCTAGTTGAGCTACAGCGGTATTACCTAAAACTAGCTGTTCGTTTGCATTCTTAGATCCTAAGTAGATGTTACCGGTCTGCATTATAACCTCTGATGCATCTAGATTTACACTAGATAAGGAGCTTAAACTAATACTCTTTGTTGAGGTTAGTAATAGGTGATCTTCTGTTGTATTGAAGATTAACCTTCCAGAGTTAAGGATAACTTGCTTACCGTTGTATGTATTCGGATCAGCAGGAGGATTTTCTTTATATGAGAAATAATTACTGCTTGCGACAGTGATTGGTATTTTTTGAGTCGATGTTAAATAAATTGATGAAGGGTCTAAGTTAATATCTTCTATTGTTGGAATATATCCTACACTGCCTTTATCTCCTTGACCGTTTCTTATTAGTAAGATAGGGTCTCCTGCACTACTTCCTGTCGACCAGGTGGTTAATGGTTTATTGTTT